CAAACCAGATCACATATAAGGATCCTGGTAATAACTTTGTCAGTAATCCTAACCTGAGATTCCAAGACAACAGCACACTGATTGTTGGTGCTGCAACATCTTCAGGATCAGAAAACCATACTTTACAGGTAACTGGTTCTGGATCATTTAGTGGCGGCGTCGGAATCGGTACGACCTATGCAGACTCACCTCTTCACGTTATCGGTGGATCTGAACTGGTTGGTGTTGTAACCATCAGCACTCAGCAGTTTGAAAGTAATACTGTACTGAATGGTCCAGATATTGTTGTTAATGCTTTCAAACTGAGTGGATCATCTGGTGGTGGTATTGTTACTGCAACTGCTGGTGTTGTCACATACTTTGGCGACGGATCTAAACTAACGGGCATAACATTCCCAACAGCAGGTGCATGGCATAAGGTAACTGGTGGAAGCGATCTGTTTACTCTTACTAGCGTTGGTATTGGAACCAGCGTTATGGGTGCTCGCCTGAATGTTGGAGTTAATGATGGTGGAACTGTTGATGCAGGTATCGCGAGATTCTTTGCACCAAGCATGGCAGATTCTACCCACAATGGAATCGCAGTTGGTAAAGACTTCCAGTCATTCAGATGTGTAACTCAAACATATCATTGGGCAGGTGGTAATCAAAACTCTGGTTCTTACTATGACATCAGTCATAAGGGACATGGAGCACAGTTGGTTATCGCAGATAACAACAGCATTGGTATTGGCACTACAGCTCCAACACATAAACTGGAAGTCGAAGGTAATGTTTCTGTTGCATCAAGTGTAACTGCACAATCCTTCCATGGATCTGGAACAATTCCAGTTGGCGGTATCATTATGTGGTCTGGTGCTACTATTCCTACGGGATGGCAACTCTGTGATGGTACAAATAATGCACCAGATTTGAGAGACAGATTTGTTGTTGGATCTGGATCTTCATATAACATTAATGATAGTGGCGGTGAAAATGGTGTTACACTCACAACCAACCAAATCCCAAGTCACACTCACAGTGTTTCGGCTTCAGCATCTTCAAGTTCTTCTGCTACTACAACTGTCACTGACCCAGGTCACTCACACACTCAGAGTGGTGGAGGAACTGATGATGACGGCGGTCCTAGAGTACCAGGTGGCACCAGCAGTGGCACTCTGTCTAACATCAATAGTGCAACTACTGGAATTGATGTTGATGTTGATGTTACTACAACAACTTCAATAACTGTTTCCGAATCTGGTGCTGGTGGTGGACAATCACACGAAAACAGACCTCCATACTATGCACTGGCGTTCATTATGAGGATGGTATAAATATAAGATAGTTCAATTACGAGGGGAGAGTGAACCTCAATGGCTGCTATCAATAAAAACTTTATTATTAAGAATGGTCTTGAGGTCAAAGGTAATCGACTGATTGTCGATATTGATGAAAACAAGGTCGGCATTGGTACTAGTGTTATTGACTATGACCTCCATGTATATGGAGGCATTGGTGCTACTGACGCTAGAGTCACAGGTATCACTACTGTCAACGAATTACACTCCACTACCGCTTTCTTGGGTATCGGTTCTGCTGATACCTTTGGCGTTGGTGGAGTTACTGTTTTAGAGACAGTTGGTGGTGAAACCAGTTTATCTGGAATTACAACTTTGAGTGCTGGTGCAAGATCAACTCTTGAAACCAAACTCTTAACTGATGCTAATGGTGGACAACTTACCCTTACGGGTGTTGCTACTGTTGGAACAGTTCAGATTGCAAATGGTGAGATTCGCGCAACATCTGGTGTTGTTTCATTCTTTGGTGATGGATCTGGTCTGACAGGCACACTCTCAGCACCTAACATGGGTGTTGGTACTGATGCATATGTTGGTGCAGGTACGACACTGATTCTCTTCTCAGGTAGTTCAGTTAGCAGCGTTGAGGCAGATAGAACATCTGGAATCGCAACAGTAACTCTCTCAAGAGTCAGCCCTTCTGGTGCTGCTGGCGAGGTTCAGTTTGCTGGTATTTCTTCCTTTAATGCAAATAGTTCCTTTACATATGATGGAACTAATCTAAAGATTGGTTCTACAAATATCAACGGCAGAGGTATTGAAGCCATTGATGCTGCCGGTATTGGATCATTTGCAGCAGTTAATGCTGGACTTGGTACAGTCATTCTGAATAGTGACGGTATCAATGTAACTTCTGGTATTATTACCACATCTGCGATGAATCTTGGCATCGCTGTCACTCTGACCTCAGGTGGCATTGGCGCTGGAATTATAACTGCTACTACGTTAGATATTAACGCTGGTGGTGTATTCAACCCAGGTGGTATTGATGTTGGATTTATTACTGCAACCAACTTTGTTGGTGGTAGATTTGATGGTACAAGAGTCAAAGCAGGTATCTGTACTTTAACATCTGGTGGTGCAGTTGTTGCTGGTGTTATTACTGCAACAAGATATGATGGACCTTTTACTGGTGCTAACAGGTTACAAATCACATCAGGTGGTATTAACAACGCTGGTGTTATTACTGCTACTAGTATTGATGCCCAGGGTAATAGTTTAGTTGCTATTGGCAACACTTTTACATCGGGTGGTATTGATGTTGTTGGTTATGGTGTAAGTGCAACTAGTTACACAACTAAGGGAACCGGTTCATATCAAATTGGTGGAGACACCATAATCAACCATGAAAGAAAAATTCAGAGAGTAATTCTTGATAACTACTCTGAAAAATACTATGATTTTGGAAACACTGGTGCAACCCCTTCGATCAACCTAGAGAATGGTAACTTTGTTAAGGCAACACTAAATTCAAACGCTGTATTTACATTTGGTTTTGGATCTGGACGATCTGATGAGGTAATGCAGTTTACTCTGCATCTTGTTAATGATGGTGTAGCAAGCAGATCTATCACTTGGCCGGCAACAGTCAAGTGGCCAAATGGTTCTATTCCCGTTAGAACTACTACAGCAAACCGTGCTGATGTGTATACCTTCTATACATATAACGGCGGATCTACATGGTATGGAATTCTGTCCATCTATAACTATGCATAAGTTATAAATATCTCCGTGGCCAACTTTTAAACGTTTAAAAAAGCACAATGGCAATCAAAATTTCTGGAACAACAATTATTTCCGATAGTAGAAATTTGGATTACTATGGTGAGGAGTATTACGATAATAGTAATACGGGATCATCCTGCACAATTAACTTGCAGAATGGTAACTTCCAACGTGCAGTTTTGAATTCAAACTGCACATTCACCTTTTCCAATCCTACTAACGGTGCAACATCGTTTACCCTCGTTCTTTATAACGATGGTACAAGTGGTAGATCAATCACATGGCCTACATCGGTCAAGTGGCCTAATGGATCTACACCCGTAAGAACAACATCTGCAAACAAAGCAGATGTTTACACCTTCTTTACCTATGATGGTGGAACCTCATGGTGGGGAGTCCTGTCATTGTACAACTTCTCCTGATATTTTTTGAATCGATATGTTTACTGAAGATTATAATCAGTTCATTGGACTCTACTCGAATATCTTTCCTGAAGGGTTCAGTGAATTTTTGATCAGTGAGTTTGAGAGAATTAAAAGTGAGGGGAACTTTGTACGCTCCAGACAAAGTGGAGAAGGTGCAAAGAAATCATTCAAAGATGATAATTATGTATTTTTGAATGATTTACATAATAATGGTGAATATTTGAAAGAAAAGCATGATCTTGAATTGAACTTTGGTTCTGATGACGGAAGTTTGCTGAAGACATTCAAAGATTCTGATGGTGAATACCGTGATGCAGTGAAGGTAATTGTTGAATGTCTTCAAGACTGCTTTGATCGATATGTTGAACGTTATTCAACCTTGACGGAACCAGATCATGATATGAGAGGATCTTGCATTAAAATGCAAAAGACTCAACCAGGTGGCGGTTATCATGTATGGCACGCTGAACAATCTTGTGAGGAGTCTCGGAGAGTTTTAGTTTGGACCATCTATTTGAATGATATTGATGAAGCTGGAGAAACTGAATTTTTATATCAAAAGTTTAGACTCCCGCCCAAAAAAGATAGTTGTGCTATTTTCCCCGCAGCATTCACTCACACTCACCGAGGCAACGTCGTCCATGGTGAAAAAGATAAATATATTTTAACTGGATGGTTTTATTACGTTTAAACAACGATAACTAACGATGGCAATTCAAAGGTCAATCTATCGCGGCAATATGCAAGCCGCGTCTACAGTAACATTTAATAATCCGGGCACCTTTACCACCCCCGCTAGACTTTTGAGAGTCACTGTTCAGGGTCGTGGTCAAGATGGTACTTCTGGTAACCCAGGTAACGGTGGATCCGGTGGTAACGGCGGAAACGGCGGCAGCGGTGGAGGAGGAAACTCCGGTCAACCTGGTCGTGGTGGCGGTGGTGGTCCTTCTGCTCATGGTGGTGGACATGGTAACCGTAACAGTGGAAACGCTGGTGGCGGCGGTGGTGGTCAGCCCGGTAGCGGTGGAAACTCCGGACACGGCAACTCAGGTGGTGGCGGAAACCCCGGCAACGGCGGCAACCCAGGAAACCCAGGTAACTCAGGTAGCACTGGAAACTCCAGTTCTGCTGTAGGTGTCAACTTCGCAGGTGGATCTGGTGGAGCTGCTGGTAGTGGCAACCCAGGTAACCCAGGCAATAGCGGCAACCCAGGAAACTCTGGCGGCGGAGGTAACGGCGGTGCTGGCGGTAACGCTGGCGGACACGCTGGTAACCACCAAAACGGCGCTGGTGGCGGCAACCCTGGTGGTGGTCATGGTAACCGTGGCGGCGGTGGTAACGGCGGTAATGCTGGTGGTAACCCATTCACCAACCCAAGACCTAGAAACTACACTCAGCACTCTGGTCCCGCAGGTAACGGCGGATCCGCTGGTGGTCCTGGTCACGGCGGTGGCGGTGGATCTGGTCCCGGTGGACACGGTGGTGGTGGCGGTAACGGACACCATGGTGGAAATGGTAACCCAGGTAACGCAGGACAAGGCCCTGGTTCCAGAGGTAGATCGTTCCACGAAGCGTCACCCGGTAACCCAGGTAACCCAGGCAACCCAGGTCGCGGCGGCGGCGGTGGTGGCGGCGGTGCTCACTCCGGTAACGGTGGACACGGCGGTAACCCAGGTGGTGGTGGAAACCCAGGAAACAATGGATCCTCTAACCCAGGTGGTTCTGGACAACCAGCGTCTACAAGTACATCGCCTAACGTAACAACAACACCTCAAACTGGCTATCCTGTTACAGTTGCTCCAGGTGGTTTCGTTACAATTTCTTGGAACGCACAGTAAGGAGTAAACAAACAAATGGCAATTACAGCTGCAACTACAGAAACAGTAACCACTTCATCATCTACTTGGACCGAGCAAACCGAAACGTTTACTTGGGACGAAGATGCTATTGCAAATCATGGTGAAGATCCTGACCGTGAAATTGGTGACACAGTGACAACAACTAGTTGGGTTGAATCAGTAACATCAACTGATACTGTGATGCTTGTTATGCCTACTGTGTCGGAACCTAAAGTAATGGCACAGATCAATTCTTCAGGTGAAGTGACAAATGTCCACGCTGTTTTACCAAATGGCGCAGGTCACCTTGAATATGATTCTGATTATACATATCTGATCGTCGATATTGAGGACACCAATCAACCATGTATTGGTGGTTCGTATGATGCGGGAACTCAGACTTTCTCTGCTCCCGCAGATTCACTTCCTCAGTAATTTTATACATACATTAGATTATTCATTTTTGTAACATGCCCGCAAAGAAAAGGGTCTCTAAGACCCGTGAACTTATTGAAAGTGAACTTGAAGCGAACGAATTAGCACAAGTTAAGCAAAATCAATCCCGCGCACGTTCATTCTCCGTTGGTAAGACCACTGGTGGTCTTCTGGAGATCAATATGCGCGGGGATTTTTATAATCTATGGTATATTTTGAACCCCGTTGAAGCAGTTGAAATGATTGATCAAATCGCTGCCGGTATTGGTATTGAAATTGCAAAAAGACCTAAACAAGACTTTTCTACATGGAGATCTTGGGATCTTGAGCAACCAGACTTTAATGAATGGAAAGGTGCTGCTCCATTTCAATTCTCTGATCAACAGAGAAAGCAACTTAAAAAACTTGAAGAGAAGAAATTTTCTGGGCATGATATGTTGCCAGCACAAGTAGAAGTACCAGAACCCAAACCACTTCCCGAACCTAAACCTACAAGGTCAAGGAAAAAGAAGAAGGAAGAGGAAGAAGAATGAATACATATGCTCTTGTGAACCATCGGGATATGATGGTTGTAGATAGACTACAACCTCTTCCCGAAGGGTGGAGAAACATGTCACAACTTTCGGCACTAACTGACGAAGAACTATTTGATTTAAGTTGGGCTGGTTGGGAAAATGAAGGGTGGGTTTGTGTAACTGATCCTAGATTTGGTGATTACTCCTGCCCAGAAGAAACTTTGAATATGAATAAGTTGAATCTAAAGGCAGAGGTTCAAAATCAGATCAATGGGGTAAGAGAGACTCTCTTAAAGTATAAAGGAAAAGATATTCCATTCAACACCGAAGTAAGAACAGAGTTTCATATTTTAAGTCAAAGAGCAAAAGACTTGCCAAATTCATATTTTCTCGTTAAAATGAGATTTGAATATTTTCAATTCACTGGTAGAGAAATTCTTGAAATATCCGATATGCTAGAATTGCATAACCAGAATTGTAATATGAAAGAGTATTCAATATTCAAGGATATTGAAGCATGTCAGTCACTAAAAGAGTTGACAGAAGTAAATTATGACATCTAAGTATTTTCATAGAGATCCGGATCATGTTTTTGAAACTATTCACCAGTATGATCCAAGTCTTGATAGATCTATAGACACTTGGTCTCTTAAACCATTGCCTGAAAGACCTTTATGGTCTTATCAACAGGGAATGTTTACTTGGGAAGAGTGTCAAAAGATTATCGTTTTAGGTGAGAGATTATCTCCACAAAAAGCGGTTCTCATCGGTGATGCATATGATGATAGTATTAGAAAATCTTTCACTTCTTGGATTTCTCCAACCCCAGTAAGCAAATGGATTTTCGAAAAAATTACTCATTGGGCAGTAGATCATAACGATAAGTATTTTCAGTATGATTTGGATTGTATTGAAAGAATTCAATTTACAAAGTATGAAGCATCCGAACAAGGATTTTACGGTGTTCATGTAGATAGTTATGATACTCCAGGAAAAATAAACAGAAAACTAAGTCTTTCTGTTCAACTAACATGTGAAACTGATTATGAAGGTGGTGAGGTAATTCTTAAACCAACTGGAAAAGATATTGTAATGCAAAAGCAGTGTGGTATGGGAATCTTTTTCCCATCTCATGTTGTTCATGAGGTTAAACCTGTCACAAAAGGAACTAGATATTCTCTAGTCGTTTGGTTTTTAGGCAATAACATAAGGTGATCATGTCATTTCAAAAAGATGGATACGAAATTGTAAAAGGATTTTTGGATGAGCAATTCTGTGAATTTGCTCAAGAGTACATGTACACAAAAATCAGAGGTAGAAATGCAGATCTTGGTGATGATCAAGCATACAAATCATTTTGTCTTTATGGAGACCCTTTCTTCGACACAATTCTTGCACTATCAGTTAAGCACTTGAGTGAAGTAGCTGGGAAAACATTGGTTCCTCAATATACTTACACTAGACTCTATCAACAGGGTGAAGAATTGACGAAGCATCAAGATAGAGAAGAGTGTGAGATCTCAGCAACACTTACATTGGGTTATCCAAATAAATCCGAACCAATCTACTTTTCAAGAAAAGAAGACGGTAGTGATGCTGTTCCAATCAATTTAGAAGTTGGAGACCTTTGCATCTATCGTGGATGTGAACTCTGGCACTGGAGACCACAGTTTGAATCTGATTGGTATCTACAAGTTTTTATGCACCTTATTGATGCTGATGGTCCATATAAGAATCAAATTTATGACTATCGACAGTATTTGGGAATGTTAGCGAACACTAGAGACCCTAGATTCCAGAGAACAATCAATTAAGTGTCACATACCCCTCCAGGATCGCCTGTGAGGGGTTTTATATTGTCTATGGAGGTATTCACCTATGCAACTCTCTACGACCGAGAAACTGGTCTTTGTAGCGTCTTTTATGACGATGCTCAACTGGGGTGCAAGAGTCACTCACGTAGCTCTTGACAGCATCCTGAAAACTCTGTAGACTCTGGTTTGTCAGGGTTGATCGGGAGAGCTATAAGCTCTTTGAGATTATCTCTGATTCCTGACACAGTTGACATCCTACGGATTCTGTGTCATAATTACTTCAGTAATGCGTCGGACACGCTCAGCGTTGTCATCAGACGGTTACGTTCTTAGTTTAACTAACACCAATGACTACTTCTTTTAACTACGTCAACAACGTTGACGCTTCGATTGTTGCACTCTGGGACCGAGTTGCAGCAACATGTGCTAACCCTCTTGGAATCACCGAAGAAATGGTGATGGAGTCACTTGAAAAGTGCCCTCCTAAAGAGTTCCGTGGCGGTACATTCCGTGGACGCTATATCATTCCGCGTCAGTTTGTTCGCTACAACATCGAGGATCAACCTCGGGACAAGTCTAACGATCAAGATCACGTCAATGATCTTGTGAATAACTATTCTGTCTCAGGTGTGTTGCTTGATTGTCCTCCACCTATCGCAACTTTCGATCGTCAAGATACTGATCTTGCGAAACTTGCTGCTCTTGCTGGATTCAACCGCAATGAAGCATTGGGTCGCCTTGGACAAGAAGTTTACATCTTCGATCTCTACGACTTCGAGTCACGTTACTGGGAGATCGTAGCTCGTAACGAGTCCAATCATCACTCTAACCCACAACTCTCTCAGTCAATTCCTGATTATATCAAGGAAGTCTCCAATGCTGTAAATGAAGGCATTGTTGAACGTTCCGAAGAAGCAATCACTGAGTTTGTTGATCTGATTGCGACCGACAAAACTTACAAGGCAAAGAAGAAGATTCGCAACTCTTGCTTCAACAACTGCCAAGTCTTTGCTAACTTCCGCGTCTACAATTCTTCTGGCACTGGTGAGAACACTCTCAACGGATTCATGAAGAAGAATGGTCTTGCGAAGCAAGGCATTGAGAATCGCACTGAGCAAGAACTTTTGGCACAAGGATACCTCACTTATTGTGCGGGTGATGGTGATGCAATTAACTCATGGATGCGCGGTATCTTCCATGCCACTCGCCTTGGTATTCCTGTTTGGATCTTCGGATACTCCACTAAGCGAGTTCCTGATATTGCTACTTTCCGCAAGCAATATGACATCGACTTTGGCATCATGAAAGAACGCCTGATCCAGTTCGCCTCTAATATCTCTGGCGAATCTATTGGTGATGTCGATGAAGACGCCTTTCCTGTCAAGTTTGCTGGTTTCCTGCCTCAGTATGTGAAACCCAACCCACAGGACAACGGACGCGAGACTGAGCACTCTCTCGTAGACATGTTCGGTAACGCACTCCGCTTCGATCAGGATGGTGATTGCCTGACCCTCCGCGACGATCATCAGATCAGCTGAACCAGTTCACCAACCTTCACATGGGGTTCCTTCGGGGACCCTTTTTTGCTATAATTACATCATCGACAGGAGATCAGTGACCGTCACGCTTCGCCCCCATCAGACCAACGCTGTTGCTGCAATGCAGAAGCACCGCAAGGGTCAGATCATTATTCCTACCGGCGGTGGCAAGACGATGTGTATGATTGAAGATGTTAAGCATCAACTTCGCACACAAAAGTCTAGCACTATTGTTGTTGTTGCTCCTCGCATCCTGTTGGCACAGCAACTCTGCAAAGAGTTTCTGGAACAGATCAACAATGCTGCTGTATATCATGTTCACAGCGGTGAAACTGATCACTCCAGCAGCACAAAACCCGCATTGATTGGTAACTGGCACCGCCAAGCATACCGCAATCAGTTGATCTTTACTACCTACAATTCTCTGAATCGTATTCAGGAAGCAGGTATCAATGTCGATACGATTTACTTCGATGAAGCGCACAACTCTGTCAAGCGCAATTTCTTTGGCGCTACCGAGCATTTCGCTAATGATGCTCGCCGTTGCTATTTCTTCACTGCTACTCCTAAGCACTCTGCAACTGTTTTCAAACCAGGGATGAACGATCCTGAGGTTTATGGTCAGGTTATTTGTAACGTTCCTGCACCTACTCTGGTGCAAGGTGGTTACATTCTTCCTCCTAAAGTTGTGATCGAAGAGCTGCCCCAGGGCGATCAAATGTTGACTGATTCTGAGAACATTCTTCGCAGCATCGACAACAACTCTCTGTATAAGATTCTTATTTGTGCTCGCAACACAAAGCAGATCTTGCGCCTGATGGATTCATCCAATCTGTTTCTGAATCTTGCTGCTCGCGGTTATTCTTATATGATTATCACCAGCAAGACTGGTGCTATCATCGACGGACAAAAAGTTTCCCGCGATGTTTTCTTCAAGACTCTGAACGCTTGGGGTGTTGATCCTACTAAGAAATTTGTGGTTCTGCATCACTCTATTCTGTCTGAAGGTATCAACGTCAAGGGACTGGAAGCTGTCCTGTTTCTTCGCAACATGGACTACATCGGCATTTCACAGACTATTGGTCGTGTGATCCGCCTGGGTGGTGAGTCTAAGACCTTTGGTCTTGTCTGTGTCCCAGTTTATGATAAAGTGGGTATCAGCACGTCCCGTAAGGTTCAATCCGTTGTGGACGTGGTGTTCGGTGAAGGTCAACCCGCCATCTCTGTGGTCAAAAAATGAAAAACATCGAAGCATACTGCGAAACTGCGTTCCTTTGTATGAACGCAACACTCAAAAAGTGGGGTGCTAAGGATTACTATCGCCCCATCTCCCGAATTTTCTATCAGATGGTGTTTGACACTGGTGTGTCCAATGCCACGGGTCTGATTAGCGAAAAAGCACTGAATAACAAGATCAAGCGACTAAAGGTGGTCTTCGATCACTATTTGTCACCACAATTTGTGGGTCGCATGATCATGGACAATCCGGATCAGTTTCTTACAGACTACGCTGTATTCCGTGAGTTGTTTTATCTCTGCTGCCAGGTGATTTGTGTCACTCAGCAGGAGAATGATGAACTTTCATTCCTCACCAAAAATGATGGTGACACTTATGTGGTGAAAGTTCCTACATATCTTAAGTATAATCATCTGGGGATCAAACTCTATAAGCGTCCAGATGGTGTACGATTTTGGAAAGAAGCAACAGAAATTGAGACCAATGTTCTCTCAGTTCCTGAAGCTCTTACCGCATACGAACGTCGTTTTTTGGTAACTAAATGAAGGATCAGAACACCATTCAAGACACTGAATCTAAGCAGGAAAAGTGGAATCGCGGTCTGGATATTTTTATCGAGTCAGTTCATAAACCTGATGCAGCATTGCGTCAGTGTGCTCATAATCAGAGATGTTATCATGAACTAATGGACGTTCGCCAAGATGTTCTCGATTATCTGAAATCGAAGCGTTGGAACTAAATACTACGGATTAAATTGTTACTATGCGTAATATTCGGAATTTTATTGTAGTTGGTGGCGGAACTGCTGGTCTCATTTCCGCACTTATTCTAAAACAAAAGTATCCGGGAAAGAGTGTAAAAATAATTGAATCTTCTAAAGTTGGTATTGTTGGAGTTGGCGAAAGTTCTACGGAGCATTGGGCAGAATTTTGTTCTTTCTGTGGTATCGATCAACTTGGTGCAATCTTTAATGCCAATGCAACTCTAAAGAATGGTGTATTCTTTGATAATTGGGGTGAAAAAGATTTCATGCATGGTATTGATAACCACGCATCAACTCTAAATGGAAGTTATTTTGATACATATGGATATTTGATTGCAAATAAGGCACCACACCACAAACTTCAGCATAAGAACATTTGGGATAATAAAGTTCCACTTTACGCATGGAATAATAAAAATAGTAGTTCAGTTAATCAATACCAATTTGATACTCATGCTCTGAATAAATGGTTGCATGATATTTGTAGGTCTAGAGGTATTGATATTATTATTGATGACTTAACTGGTGCAAATTTGGATCACTCTGGCAACGTAGTATCAGTCAATGGTGCTGCTGAGCATTGTGCAGATTTCTTTATCGATTGCTCAGGATTTGCTAGACTACTGATTAACAAAGTGTTGAAGCAGAAGTGGGTATCTTACTCTGAGTATTTGCCCCTCAATTCTGCCATCACTTTTGCAACAGATGAGATGGAAGAATATAATGCATTTACTAAATGTACTGCTCGTGACTATGGTTGGAACTGGACAATTCCAACCCAGACTAGAACTGGAAATGGATATGTTTTCTGTGATGGGTTTATCGGACGAGATCAAGCTCTTGCTGAAATGGAGAAATGTTATGGTAGAAAGTTAGAGGTTGGCAAACAATTTAGATTTGATCCTGGTAGAGTTGAAAACTCTTGGGTCAATAATGTTTGCGCTATTGGATTGTCGCAAAGTTTCGTAGAACCACTGGAAGCAACATCAATCGGTAGTGCTATCCAATCAATGTTCTGTTTTATCAATATGCTCCCGTCTTGGGATATTGATGCTTACAATCAGAATATCAACGACATCTTTGATAACATTGTTGATTATGTTCAGGCACATTATTTGACCAAGAGAGAAGACACACCTTTTTGGCAAGAAGTTAAATATCATCTTAAATTAACTCCAGGGTTATCTAAGTTGCTTGATCTTTGGAAGAATAGACTTCCTAGAGATGTTGATATTACATGCTCCTGGGGAATGTTTAGTGCGGTCAATTATATCCCTGTTTTGTATGGATTAGACTGGTTTGATACTGATGTTATTTCTAATGAATATGCAGCACAAGAGTTTTCGCATGATCCAGGTCAATTACAAGAACAATCATGGGATACTTTGTGGGTAGGACACAAACAATTTCTTAAAATGTTGGTAGCAAACAATGGAACTTGTAATTGATAATTTCTTTGATGATCCTGACTGGTGGAGAGATGTCGCACTTAAAATGATAAGTGACCGATATGATTGTATTTTAAGAGATGAAAAGAATAATTATCCGGGTGTCAGAATAACATTACCACCTGACCTGGCGGACATTTTGAGAAACAAACTATGTGAACATTTTGATTCTGTTTGTGATTTTCATGCAGCATTTCATCTCACAACTAGGATACATGGAGATGGATTTGTTCACACTGATGGTAATCGAGATCATGCCGGTTTGATATATCTTAGTCCAAATCCTCCAGAGAATACTGGTACATCTTTATATTCTTATGAAGATTTCAATGAATATGAAGGAGATACTTTGAGACTATTTTGGAAAGCATCTAGAGCAAAAAAATTAGATCTAGAATGTCTTGCAGAGTGGCAAAGAGAAAAAGATTATCATCGTAACAAGAATACTCTTGTAAAAACTATTGATAATGTGTATAATAGATTTGTTACCTATCCAGGAACACATCCACATGCTCCAAACAATTATTTCGGAAATAATTTGTACAATGCTAGATTGACGATAGTGCTTTGGTTTGATGATACATATAAATGAAAAAGCAAACTGAGAGCACTATGTATAGTGAAGGTAAGGATGGTTTTGACACAGCAATTTATGACTTTGGTAAAAAAGTTGAATTGATTTGTGCTATGGAATTTGCTGGTAAGATTGATGCCGAACTTGCTTATCAGAACATTAAACTTGAACTAAAACTCTTAAAAAAAGTGAGGAAAGCAAACAAATGAACTCTTATGATGAAATTAGAGAAAAAGTTGATTCTCTTCTAAAATCAAATAATCCTGTCGAGGTTTATGATAAACTTCGCAATGAAGTATATGCTCTCACTCTTTATCATAAGCAACAATTTGAAAAAGCAGACATTCTTCTAAAATATCTTTGTAATGGTCATGCTGGAATGACTGAACAAGAGGCAGAGGAAAGTAAAAATGTTTTAGCTGATGTAGTTGTTCCAAATGATAATGAATGGGAGATTAAATCTGGATCAACTAGTGTCGATACTGTACCACATGACGAACTAGTTGGAACAGTTACAACCGGTGATTGTACCCCAAGAGATAGTAAAGATTTGCCTATTCTTGAAGCTCCATCATTTACTCCTGATGTAGAGATTGAAAATATGTTTTATGGAGAGAACTTTGAGAAGAGATGGGAAGTAGAAATCGAAGAGGTTTCTGATGGTCCTGATTCTGAATTTACAGAAACAATCGTATCAATTCCAGATGATTTTATCGAAACCGCAAGTATCACTGACAACATTGTCTTTTTAGTTAAACAAGATTCGGAGAGTTTTACCTTGGAAAAGTTTACACCAGCTACCGGAATGTCATGGGCAATTCCTATCGAAGAAGTGAGAGATCAGAACGGAAGAGTGGAACGAATCATGTCACTTCCTGAAGGTTTCTTGAAAGAAGCAAAGTGGAAAGCAGGTGATAAAGTGTGGTTCAACTCAAACTATGATGGCACCTATGATGTGAAAAAAGCGACCAAAAAAGAACTGAATGATTACTTGGTAACTAAAGCATCGAAAGATGAAGAGAGAGTTAAAAGAAGAGAGATGATGTGATTCATCTGTTATAATACTAACACATAGGGGACATTATGACGCTTCCGAGATCTAATGAAAAACTAAATGATGAAGAGATCGCGGAACTCAAAGCGTTAAAAGAGGCAATCAAGTATCATCCACATTCTGTAAGTCCTGAGAAGATGGAGATATTAACTGACCTTCTGATTAGATCTGTCGAGCATGGGACAGTCTAAACAGTGGCACAAGAGGTGGCACTGACCCCGTTTTTCATGTATATTAGATGAGTGGAGGGGAGACCCGACACAACCACCACGAGAGGCAAACAGTAAGTGAGATCGACAAACTGATCTCCGCCTCTCACACATTCTCTTTCATTATGGCAACTCGTTCCCGCATTGGTATTCAACTTAAGGACAATTCTGTCCTGTCTGTTTATCACCACTGGGATGGTTATCCTTCTTGGTTGGGTCGCATTTTGACGACTCACTACAACTCTCGCGAACTTGCTTCAGAGCTGATTGATGGCGGCGATATGTCTGCCGCTTGGGGTGATGAAAATCGTGCTGAGTATTATTCTGAGCGCGGTGAAGATTGTCCGCCTCGTCTTGATGACATCTTCGATTTTCTTGACAAAAAGAATAATGAAGAGTATGCTTATATTTGGACTGTGAATAACAAGTGGGTAGCATTTGACATGAACGAGTTCAACGATAAAGATCCTGAAAAGGTTGAGATTCCTGAAGGAGCACTTGCCTGCTGATGGTTGAAACAATGCTGCCGGTGGATTTTCCTCACAATCCACCGGATAATTACTCCTATGAAGTAGAGAACTTCAAGCGAAACTTCCTCGCAATTTGGTTGGTACATCACGCGCAATATATCTACGCCGAAGGTGAGAAAGTGCGTACAATCTGGGGATTTTACAATACAAAATCCAAATCATATCATGCACCTATCAACTGTAAGAAAGTTGGTGATGTGGTAAATAATTCCACACCATATACTGCGATGCAACTTAATCTAAATCCATTGGAGGCAGCATTTCTATGATCTCAACTCATCAAGAGATTATTAAGATCATCGAGGCAGATTGGAACGAGCGAATGGCATTTTTGTCCGAAACGTGGGAGCGTTTGGATGATGCTGACGCTCTCTATTCTGAGTTTGTTACTGATGGTGACGGTCCAGAAGATTGGATGTTTATTGAGGACATGAGCGAAGATGTTTGAGCTTGGTGAACTCGTTTCATACAAAGGTGACACAGGGACAGTAACATTTTGCTGTGCTCAATCTATGTCATTTCTTGTTCATGCTAGTAAAGAACATCGATCTAAAGATGTAAGATGCTGTGTATATTGTTATGACTTTGATAAGGTTGAAAAACTAAGTGAAAAATGAATCGCTACCACTTATTTTACTCTCCAGTAATAGAAACTGAACTAGACTTAGATTTCAACGACCTGACAAATAAAATTGTAAGTGGGTCTGAAACTGAGTCTGGTAGATTGTATAGTAATCGTGGTGGATGGCAGTCAGATGATAACTTTATGTTTCGGGACAGTTTAAGACCCTATCTCGATAAAATTGACAGGCATGTAAATGATACCTGTCATGAATGTTATGATTGGAGTTTTAATTATGATAATTCTTGGGTCAATGTAAACACAAAGGGAAACTATAACGTAGCACATCAACATGCTGGTGCCACATTATCAGTAGTTTACTGGATTCAAGCACCAGAAGATTGTGGTGATATTGTATTCTATCACCCAGCAGGTCATTCTATGATTCCTGAAATTTATGATGATCTTAGAGCAAATTGGAGATATACACCTAAGCAAGGATCAATGCTAATCTTTCCCTCATATTTGTATCATTTTGTCGCTGAATCAGAAACAAATGACAAAAGAATCTCAATCGCCCTCAACTACAGTTAAGAATCCAATCATACCAGTTCTTATGTTTCTGGGTGTGATTGGTGCAACGTTGCTAACTATAGTTGCAGGATACTTTCATGGTCACATGAATATTCAAGCAGTGTACCATTCTCTTACTAACTTCACATGAAACTAGACCGATCTCAGTGGGAACTTATCAAAAGAGCACTAGAGTTAGAGCAGTCGCATCAATTAGTCGGAACAAAATGGTATGATGAGTATAATATAGTATTGAAACAAATTGATAAAGAGTTAGCAGATCAAGACTGACAGTTTTCAAGGTGTCCACTGCTACGACCATGGGCACCTTTTTCGTGTATTGTATAAAGGTGAATCAAACAGACATGAACGAAGAATTTCAGGAGTTTATCGACAACGACGATCCGATGATGGATCTGATCGAACTTGTTGATCAAGAGCAAAAATTCAATATGGAAGAATACCTGAACGCTCACATCGACTATTGATGCAAAACAAACACCTTGAACATCCTGAAGATCTCGTACTGCTAGGCAAGCAATCTGTCAAGCAAGTTATCAACTTCTATCGTAAAGATGCCACCGCCACTGTTAAGTGGGATGGCGCACCTGCGATTGTTTTTGGTAACAATCCCGAGAATGGTCGTTTCTTTGTTGGAACCAAGAGTGTATTTAACAAGCGCAAAGTAAAAATCAACTACACACATCATGACATCGAAGTCAATCACGGTGAAAACCAGAAAGTTGCTTCAATTCTGCATGTCTGTCTGGATAATTTACCTCGCAACCGTGGTATTTGGCAAGGGGATTTTATTGGGTTTGGTGGTAGCGATTCTTATCACCCAAACACCCTTACTTACACGTTCCCGCGCACTATTGAACGCAATCTCGTGTTTGCTGTTCATACTTACTATCATGGTAATTCTATGAAAGAATTGACGGTAAGTGACAACCGTTATGAACATGGAACACCGAAACCTATTGTCGAGTTCGTTGATACTAGAGCTGAGGTAGTTTCACGCCACAAACGTATCAACGTTCTGCTCAAGATTGCTGATGTTCTTCGTCACTTTGTCAAATATCCGACAGGTGATGATGCTAAAGAACTGAAAGTTGCCATCAACAAGTGTATCCGCGAGAATCGTAAGGTTGACTGTCTGCCTGGCAATCTTCAACGACTGTTTGACATCATGACAGAAGTCAAGCGTCTCACGATGAACGGAATCGTCGCTAAGTCTGACGTGGTTTGTTCATACGAGGGTGAAGAATGTGAGCATGAAGGTTATGTTCTCAAGAACGATTATGGCATGTTCAAGTTAGTCGATCGTCAAGTTTTTTCGTATCGAAACTTCACAGCAGCAAAACAGTGGCAAACCAATACTGCAACTGTCACAGTGAAGACTCAACAGGGCGAAAATGCCCCTACAATTAAGTTTCAACCAGCACCACAATTCTGATGACTGAGTTCACTTACTTCGTTGAATACTGGAAAGATGGTGCTGAGCATCCTGAAAAACCAGTTGGTACAATGTACCTTGGTTCTGGTGATTGCACCATGCAAACTATCTACGAAGAGCGCGTAGATCGTATGTTTCGCAATACTGCAACCTGGCGTGTGTTTGCTCTAGAGGAAGAGAAATGATCCTAACATCTGGCACACGCCAACATCATCCAACCCTAGAATTATGTCAGTGGTTTCACAACAATTACGCACGATTGCATGAAGTTGATGTAGAGATTCGACATGTAGATTTGCGGGAGGATGATGTTTTCGGTTGGTGTGAAGATGTAAGCGACACAGAGTATTTGGTTTATATTCATCACGAACTAGATCTAGATGATTATGTTAAAACACTGTTTCATGAGTTAGTGCATGTTTGTCAGTCAATTTCAGGTCTACATGATCACAAACTGCGAGAGACTGAAGCATATCTTTTAGAAACAATTTTGCACAAGATGTGGTGTGACACTTATCAAGGTGTACACTAAATGAGCACAAACGCCCAATTCCGTGTATATTAAAAGAGTCAAAGGCATTGAACATGACTTCCACTTCTACCATCGCCAAACAACAAATTGCCGACAAGGTTGAACAATGGACACAAATGCTGTGTGAGTCACTTAAGCAAAACTACATCACTTACAGCATCAATTCACACAAACGCTCCATTTCTATCAATGGAGATGAGACAAACTACCATGCTGAATGTATTGACAAACTGATGAATGGTGAGTGTGATTATGATTTTGTGATCGAATCTGGTCGCAAATATCATAAAATTGTCATGGTCAATAATCAGCGTTCCGCACATGCTTTCGTTGATAAACAAACCGGAGAAGTGTATAAAGCAGCATCATGGAAAGCACCTGCGAAAGGTGTACGTTTCGACCTTCGTATCATCAACCAGCGCGAACTTGTGCTGGAAAAATGTGATTGGTCTGGTGGTTATCTGTACAGCTGAATGATGTATCGAATGGCATCTAATTTGCAGACTCGTTGTATAGAATGGGTCTGCACTGAAACTAACATAATTGAGAGCGCGTGGAAAGCGTCTGGACGTGCCAGTTTTATTAGTGGCACACAAAAACGGCACGGACCTCAAAAACGTGTATATTAAAAGAGTCAAACAAAGCAACCCACATGAAACCCTTTCCTTACACTGAAGTCAACGCAATCGAGCGTGAAATGTGCGACATGCGTAATGAAGTTGGTCGTCTTCGTGTTCAACTTGAGAACGCACAATCCTGCCTTGATGCACTCTATCGCAAGCGTAAGCAGTTGATTTCTGATGCAAGTGCTCCCGAAGGTAATCTTTTCGAGCAAATGTTTGGCGAAACAGTATCAGTCCCGAGCATCTACACTGATACTCCCATGGCAGAAGAAGTCTACGGAGGTTGATAGTTTACCATGCAATTCCAAGTAACTTCGATCACATTTGATTTTGAAGATGATAACTTCGAGTTATCACCTGAGATGCAAAAAGAGACTTACGAAGATTATATTGGGACATTTTGGGAAGCTGATGATGAAGACGATTTAGTGGAGGAGATAACATCAGCAGCAGGATTCTGCATCAATTCTATTGATTATCGTATTGTCCTTAACTAACACTTTCTCATGAAAATCGCACTCTTGGCATTGTTCACTATTCTCGGTGCTAATTTGTTCATCGATATGATGGATTCCACTCTAGTTGATGTTATGAACGAACGCCGCGAGACTATAGAGAAACAAATCAATCAGATGTGACGGTCGGACTAGTGTCACACAACCTATTGTGGGGCGCTCGTTTTCATGTATTATTAAAGAGTCAAAGGATTTCACCCAATGCAAGTCACCAACTCCGCCACCATTGTTGATTACTTCCCCGAGGCATTTGTTGCTGAGGCAGATGAAACTAAAGGCATGAAAGTTGTCGTCAAGCGTTTTGTCCGTCGCGTCACTTTCCGCGCTACTGGTCAGAAATCCTATGCCACAGTTCTTGGCATTGAAGCAAAGTATGATTGGCAAGCGCGTATTGCTAAAGGCGCTGAGGTTACTGACTTCAACACCGACAAAATGCCTTCTTCTGAGTATATGCCCCTGTATTGCTGATTATGTCACTTATCAAGAACTATCTCCATCACAAAATGTCTGAAAACGTCATCGATCGCGATTCACTCCAAGAAGCATACATTAACATGATTGTTGATGGTATGGACTGGAAAACTATGGAACAATTTGTGTATGATACGATTGACGCTAATCTTGACAATTATACCGTGGATGAACTTATCACCGAGGTCAAAGATTATTATCCCGAGTTGCTTGAGAATGATGAACAATCTGTGACCTACGGAGATACTCTAAAACCTGCAAGTTGAGAGGCTATTGAGAGAGGTAGCGCCGCTAATTTTTTACATCAAACTATCATGATCTCAAACAAAGCAACGATGATTCAAGTGATGAAACAATGCGAGGGAGCTGATACTTTAACGAGAGAACAGAAATTCGAAGTATTCTGTCGAGTGTGTGACAATATGTTAGCGGAGGGACGAATTACTCAGAATAATCATAAGAAATGGACACAGATCTGGTAAGTGTGACAGTCCACAGTCTGTCCACTATTTGTTGAAATGGGTCGGATCTCGTGTATTCTATAAGAGTCAAAGGAACACAACTCAAACAACTTCAATGCTTTCCTCTCAAGAAACCTGCGCCGCTATCTATCGTCAACTGTTCACAGATGCTGAGTGGCAAATCATCGATTATGCGCTGAGTGAGTATCAAGATCATCTGGACGAAGATGATAACGAGATTGCAATCTTCAATTCAATTCAAGCAAAACTCAACGCAATCTTCACTTTGACTGACAACAAATGATGACAGTAGATTATACAATTACTGTCAAAACTAATGAGGGCACAGTATCATTCATGAGACAAATGCCAAGTAAACCAAAGACGCAAAAAACGATAAAATCACATAATACTAGACTCGAAAAGTATGCGATGAAAATGTATCCTAATTGGGAGGAAATCGAAATCAAGATGTTGTGTGACAGTTAGATCAGCTGCACAGTACCCATAGACCTGCACCCCATATGGTCTATTATATGTTCATCGGGAGGGGATCACACTCCAACCGACACTAACCACACTCTCTTCAATTCTCATCATGCGTAAGATCGAATCTCAGATGATCGATGCAATCAACGCCAACAAAAACTGGAAGTCTGCTAACACTGAGGTCCGCACGGATGATAACAATGAATCCCGTGTTTTTCTCCATGGCAATCACATCGCCACTGTGACTGATGATAACATGATGATCATGGATGGTGGTTGGCAGAGCAACACTACCAAATCACGATTGAACGCTCTATGTGATGCTTTCTGCTGCACTGGTGAGTGTGTATTCCAGAAAGATTTTGTCTGGTATGTGCGTCACTTCGTTGGTAAAATCAATGGTCAAGATGTATTCAAAACCAACCAGTTTTACAATGGTTACACCTTCGCTTGATCCTCTTATTTGAACCTCTATCTAACACTTTATTATGGCAAAAACTTCACTCAAAAAACTCACTATTCTGATGGAGTCTTATCAGTTTGAACTACACAGAGACAACAAACATTTGGTCTGGAAACATAGACTCACAGGAGCACAAATCTACACTTCGAAGACATCTTC